TTGCCGACACGGGGCTTGCCGCCGAGAGACGGCATGGTGGGAATACGCGACGGGCGGTCGGAAACCGCCTTGATCTTGGATTTCTGGATTTCTTTGAGCAAAATGCTCTGACTCAGAACGTAATTTTCCAGTTCTGGCCTAACGTACTCCTGCTCGGATGCAAGAGCTTGTGCCGCATCTGCGATAGCCATAACAATCACCTCTTTGTGAGATTGATCGCTATAGCGTCTACGTCCCCTTTTCCTCCCTCGTTAGAGGGGGTACGGTTGGGCTGGCCCGTCTACCATCGCATTTGCGAAAGCCTGATTACTGGTAGTGATGCCACACGTCAGTGTCTCTCGGCTCCAGTAGCCCTGCCTTTACTTGATGCCACTATATCACAACCCCTACTTCCTCTTCCACTTCACCGGCTTTGCACGCCCCACGATGTAGGCGGTGTTGTCAGCCTGTATGCCCCCGCGCCGGAAGTCTACTTTGAGTCCGAGGCGGGTAGGAGAATCGGAAATCCACTCAAACTTGTTGTTGTCCGTCTGCTGCTGGGCCTGTGCGCCGGTTTTCTGCGCTTGCTGGCCTGTTGCCGCAGCCTTCTTGCCCTGCCCGGCCTTGCGCTTCGCCAGAACGTCGTCCACGGCCCGCTTGACGGCACCGGGGATGATTTTCTTATGCTCGGATTCCACCGTCATGCTGTACGAAGTCTTGTTTTTGGCCTTGAGTAAGCTCTTAATCTTTCCCTGATAGGCTGTGTTCGCGGTCACACGCGCATTTATCTCGGTTCGCACAGCGTTGCGGATAGAGTTCGCCTCTGCCGGGGTAAATTTCACGCTTGGGGCAATCTTTTTGATCTCGTTCACAGTAAAAGACTCCGAACGGGGACGAATCTCGCGCAACCACTCGTCATGCAGGACGTTCATCTCCCGCTGCTCAAGATTGCCGCTTTCTGTTCCGGTTTTCGTGCCCGGTTGCTGGCCTTGAATGGCTTTTGGCGCTATCGGGTTCCTGGCGGTCGTGTTGATCTGCTCCACAACGCCCTTGATTGCCTTAAATGCCTCAATTACCGTCTGCAGGTTGGGGTCATCGGAAGTTTGCGGCAAAACGCGTTCCAAAAGAGCAAGTTGTAGTGGAATCCCCGCATTACCCAGATACCCGGATACAGATTTGCAGATGTAGGCCGAAAATCCCTCTGGGTTAACCTCTGCAAAGCGGTCCATCGCCGCAGGAATCAGCTTTTGGAAGCTCTCAGGGTTGGCTTCGACCATCTGGTTGATAAGTTTGGGGTCGCCAGCCTGGAATGCGTTGTCATAATCGCGCCAGAATGACCGCTCGGCCAGAGTATTCGAGATTACCTGCTCAATCGGCGTTGATCCCGGCACATACTCGGCATCGTCGGTATTGTCGTCAAGCTGCTCCATCAGCTTTAGCCGCTCAACGGTTTTTGCAACGCCATCAGGAAGCAGTTTTCTGGATTCTTCCCAATGATGCAGCGCCTTTTTAACCTCGCGGTGCAAATCTGGAGAATCTTTCAGCTTGTCCTTGAGTTGCTTCCAAGTACTCGCGGCCGACGCTGGTTCACCGTCAACCGACTGCGCCTGTTCCGCACCTTCAACTTCCGCTTCGGCTCCCTGCTCAACTTCTTCCGCGCCCTCAGATTCGAGTTCCGCGCCCACGTCAAGTACCGCTTCATCTGCCATTTCTCTCTCCTTTTAGACTGTTGCCGTTCCCCGTGTTCCTGGTGCTGCCGCGTTCTTCTGTACTGAACTCTGCGCCTCTGGTGCCGCTTCCTTGATTCCCGCCTGTGCGTTCATTTGAATCTTATCTTGCGGTGGCTCGTCCTTGAAGTTTATCGACTCGCTCGGAGGCTTCATCTGCTGTTGAGCTTGGGCCGCTGCCTGGGCCTGAGCCGCCATCATCTGATCGTGAACCGCTTTGTGCATCCTCACGTTTTGGATACCGAGTGCGGCACGTTTCAAGGCATCTTCGGGTGCTTCCCCATCTTCCGGCTGAGCTACATTCATCCTCAACCAGCAATCCTCGCTCGATAGGTATTCTTGGCACTTTGCTGACTCCCACTTGTGATAATCGTCTTGCTCTGGCATTATTGACGGCTGCGGCTGTGGAGGAGCATACGGCGGGGCTGGTAAACCTTGCTGCTCAGCCTGTAATGCCTGCTCCGCGTGTTGAACCGCATATTGAGCAATTTCCTCTGGCGCTGGAATGTTTGGCGGTTCCTGCAAAAGTAGTTCAAGCTCTCTCGCCTGCTTCTTGTACGCGATTGCCGGGATGAACACCAAGTCCTGATTGCCATTGAGTTCGATGAACTCCTCCCAGTTGTCGGGTGACTCGAAGAGCGCTTGCCCAACCGGAGAAGCGGCGGCCATCTTCACAAGGTCGGTAAGATTCGCCCGCTTCGCCGCCGTAGTCTCCGGGAAAGATGAATCGGACACATGGGAATGGAACTTGCCCTTTTTCAACCGTTCCATCTTTACGGTGATCTTCGCCCCGTCCTTACCAACGACGGCTATCTCCGTTCCATGGTCGGGATTCTTGGATGCCAGCCGCGCCGCCTTCTCTGCGATCCCCGCGAATAGAATCTGCAAATATCCCCACGATGGGCCGAGCATCCCCATTGCCTGAGAACGCTCCATTGCTGTCTTTGATGCAGGGTCGCCAGACTTAGATTCCCCCTGAAGGACAGGCATCGATCCGGAAATATCCTGCGACACTGGCCCACGAAGCTCTTCAATCGCCTCATCGAATCCCTCTGGAGGCGCCGCAGGAGGTTCGCGGTAAACTATCTGCTTCCCGATCTCCTGATCTGGCGGCCCCTCTTTCAGCAGCACATAATCATTCGGACGGCTCCGCTGATTTGAGATAGCCTGATAATCTTCGTCGCTGCCCCGGAAATACGTTACACTCCAGCCGGTTTCGTAATTCTCCCTTTTGGCATTCATGTAGTCGTTGTAGGCGTCTTGGACAACCTTCATCGGCTCCATCAGCGCCCCGCCGGTCATGCCATCGCGCTCCATCGGGAACACAATATCAATCGCATCGTCAGGGCACTCATTCCAGCTTTCTGAGTACGACTTGCCTACATATTTGACATGGCACCCATCAGGGAACAGTTGCAGGAACTTGTCTCGATAAGTGAACTCTTTGCCATCATCGCGCACGTCTTTTTCATCAGCGCCCGGATAAGCAGAATCGAACATCTTGTCTTGGAACACTTCAGGGCGAAGGAAACCGTTCAACTCGGTCGTAAGGTAATTCAGCGCCAGACCGGTAAGGAAAAATCCCTTTTTCGCTTGCTTGACTCCAATTCGCGCAAAGCGATTCCAGTCCGATTCGCCAATAGACGACTCCCCGGCGGTGATCTTCGAGCGAATCCACTCATTCTGTGCTTTTAGGGTAAGAACATTCTTATCGTCAAACAGGAAGCAGTACGGCGCGTCGGACCAGCACTTGCAGACGATGGGAACCTTGGACTCCATTGTTCCGTAAATGTCTGCCATCTCCATTGAGCGCGGCTCATCCTCATCATTCAAGCCAAAACGCGCCTTGGATTTCAGCGTGTGCGTCCATGCGATTGTCCGGCCCGACATTCCCATCATGTAAGAGACGCGCTTTTGAATCCTCTTTACCGCGCCGCCTTTTTCCGACCGGTCGAATATCTCCCAGAACCCTTCAGCCGTCTCAGATGCCTCGATGGACTCAGAATCCTGCTTATCCGCCGAGAACCCAATGCCGGGAGGATTCTGTGTTAGCACCGCATCGAGCGAACGCCAACGCGCTCTGAAAATGTTGTAAGCGCCCATAAACATTGGGCATTGAACATTCTGGCCATTACCGATATCAACATATCCGCCAGCCGTACCAACCTGGTAAACACCTGTTGACCAGTTGGGGTAAACGTGCTGGATTCCATCGTAATAGAAGCGCATGATGCGGTCGAGCAGCACTTCGATGCGCCGGTCGTACATTTCCTGGTCTTGGAGTTTCTTTACGATGCCTTCTAGCTTGTCAGTCAAGTCTTGAGGCATATCCCGGTTATTCTCGCCGTAGGTTGGCGGATCATCGGGCTGTGGAACCGAGTCCAGGCCGGTTTCGTCCGCTTCAAGTCCATCCGGGAGTAGGGCGTTAGTTGCGATTTGCGGCCTCGATTCCCAAGTTCACCACATCCTCACGCGCTAGAATCGCCGCCATTGCCCTTGCAATCACGTCACAGCACGGCTTTCCGTCGGTAATCATACTCAGGCAGTACGGGCATTGAATCAGGCAGTCCTTGGGCGACAACCGCGCTTCCCGCATCTGCTTCCACACGTAATCGAGCTTTTGCTGTCCGGTCATGCACTGGCAGCACGGCCCTTGCGTGAGGGCGTTCCATGCGTGGCGTACACAGTATGCGCCGTTGTGGTTCATCGCTGATACAACTTTCCCCGCGCCTTGGACTTGATGCGCTCGGCTTCCGATTCGCTGATGTTGCCAGCGTGTTCGCTGCGGGTTGCGCCGCTGATCGCCAGTCGAGCGTGTGTGGCATCATTGACTGGGAAGCTGCGCCCAGGTCCGGCAAAGGAACTCTTCGGCATCTTCTTGCGGTCTGCTGCATAGAGTTTGCTCATCGCTCATCTCGCATGATGTCTGCAACAAGCTCTTGCGGTTCTCGTTCATCCTCAAGCAACAAAGAAGATGATTCCACACAGATTGCAGACTTGGTTCTTGGACGAAATGTTAAATCTTTCACAATTGGGTGGTTAAGAGGTACAACAGATGCTACATCGGAAAGCCATACCCAAGCGCCTCCAATCAAAACCATTTTGTCGTCTTTATCTCGCGCCATATAGTTTCCCCTTCCGATCAGGCTTGCCCTTCTCGGAGCCAACGCTAAAATCGTGTAATTGCGAATGGGACATCTTGAGCAGCCCCCGGTTTCTCGAATAGAGTTTGCCAGGGGCGTGCTCCGCGATTTGCATGGCGGTTTGTTGCGCCTTCGATACTGATGGCATTATTGCACCGAAACAGAATACTCCAGAATCACCTTCAAGGTTCCTGTTCCTGTAGTGAAGGCTCCGGTTGCATTGGTGATGTAGATGGGCTGATTGAGCACGTTGGCCGCAGTAAGGACCGCATTCAATACGCCGCTTTCATTGATCTCCTGCATAGTGGTTCCCGACGTAAGGAAAGCCGCAGCAACTGTCGATGCAAGAGCATTTGTGGCTGCCGTTGTACCATATCCGACAGTCAGAACGCCTCCACTCGCATAGGCTGTGCCGGTATTCTCGTCAACGAGAGTAGCCTTCAGCACGTGATAAAATAGGCCGGCGCCGGGAGCGGGAAGCAATTGAACCGGAGTTGCATACAGAGCGAGAATCTGGGCATTGGTCAGAGTCACGACCTGCCGCTGGACACCCATGCTTGTAAAGTATTGAGTCGCCTCAAATACTCCACCATCCGATGCCCTCACCACATCTCCAGCACCATGCGCGTAAGTGAAAGTCGCCGTCAATACGCATTGCTGGTAACTGTTCGCCTGCCCAGTTGTGCAGGATGCCGAACTCGGAGTGACAACCTCATAGGTCGCGCCGGAGCCGATTGCGAACGGAGGATAGGTGGTGCCTGAAAATGGGTAAAGAGGATACGCGCCCACGCCGGTAGAGGTTTTTCCGTAATCCAGCGTGATTGAGTAGCTTCCCGAAGTTCCGCCGCCAGCACCAACAATAAGCGCCGGTCCGCCATTGGGTGTGACTCCATAGGCAAAGCTGCTGACATTGATGTCGCTGGCGTATTGGCCATAATACTGCGCTGAAACGGGCAGTGAAGCCAGAAGCAACGCGCCGATAATCAAGAGTGTCTTTTTCACGTCATTCTCCTTGGGCGTTCTGCCCGGTTACATTCCGCCCAGTGCTGGGCCTTCCTCGTTCTCTGATTCGCCATGCTGGTGCTGCGGTTCTTCGGACTCTTCGCCGAGAAACTTGTCCATCGCCTCACGAGCCTCGTTTGCGGTGTTGTGCTCACCATGGTCCGTATGCTGTCCCTGCTCATCAATCGAGTGGGAGTGGGCTGCGATGCCGTCGTGATGTACGATGTGGTGCTTGTCGCCGTCCGTTACCTTGTGGCCAAGGTGGGCAAGCATGTGCAGATGGTCAGGATGCTCTTCGCGGGTGCCGTCGGGATGCTCTGTGTGGAAAGTCCCATCGCCGTGATCGTGGACGTTGTGAATCTGATCGCTTCCGCCGTCGCTCTTCTCTTGCTCTTCAGTCGATTCGTGCGGTTTGGTTTCGCCATGCGGCTTGGGGATGTAAGAGCTATTCCGCTCCCCGCCGCGCATCTTGCCAAGTCCGTCAAAGCCATCTCGCGCCATTATTTTGCCTCACTTTCGGTCGATTCCGGTAATGATTCCACCGGAGCGGGGTCCGTAACCGGGATAGGTTCCGTAACCAACGTAGGGTCCGCGACACTCGGCTCCTGGGGAATCTGCTCAACGCCGTCCCTTGTGAAGGACTTCACTCCTAGTTCTGAAGCGTTGGGATTGAAGTAAAGCGGCTCCTGGTGAACGACATTCACGCCGTCCGCCGGAGTAGGCTCTCGAACCACAGCCGGAGCGGAATACGTGGAAGGCGGAATATCTGTGATCGGGATCGGTCCAACCGTGTTCTGAACCAGATCGACGCTGACGCCATCCTGGGCGGTAGGCTCAAGCGGAGCAGCCTCCGCGAAATACTCATCGAGTAGCGCGATAAACCGGGCCACCAAGTGCGGGTCACGGGGCAGAATCAACTCATTCTGCAAGAGTTGTGCGAATTCATTCACCTTCATTTTGTTCTCCAATCTTAGGTTGCAACCCAAACGCCGCCTCTGTCAACCGGCGCACATCCGCCGAAGACTTGGCCTTGATGGTTGAATCATCTCTCTTTTCCTGGGGTTGTGTCAAAGGAATCTTGCGGAGACGCTGAATTTCGGCCTCAAGCTGGGCATTGCGGTCATTCGCGGCAGAAATGGTTACGTCTCGGCCTCCAATACAGTCGAGCATGAGTTTTTCAAGCTGAACATTCTTCTTCGCCGTAGCTGACCACCCGATTGCCTGAATCGCAACCACCACCAAAAGAACGAATATCACTGCCGCGCTGCCCATGCTGACCCCTTCCTCGGATTGTTGTCCTGCTTCCATTTTGCCATAAGCACACTCTTTGCCGTCATGTCCGCCTTGGGACTTAACCCTTCATAATACTCCTGCTGCCTCACTTGCAACGGTTTTGAGGCCGGACGGCCAAAGATTGCATACAGCCCGTACCCGGAACCTTGCAGCGGAGAATCAGATCCGCCAATCCCTGCCTCAATCTGCTCAACACGAATCGGGTCAGACTTCACAATTGGGATTATCCGGCGTAACTGGCGACACTTGTCGCTTACCTGCCAGCCTGGAATCTCTATCGGGTGCCCACCAGCATCCTCGCCCACTCTGATTCGCTTGGCCAGAAGTTCCCTCATCAGCGTATCGCGCCCCAGCTTGTCCCTTGTGCTTGGCAGCGGTATTGGGATGCCCTCACGACGCAATACAGGAGTCATGCGCTGATTCACAGACCGCATATCCGCGCCCATCGTCGCTGTGGTTTTGGCGTAGTTTGCATCGAATGACTGAGTGAAGTTCACAAAGTTGGGCATTACCAACTTTCCGTGTTCATCCTCTTCCATCGCCCATTCTGCCAGCGCCTCCGCCAGGTTCTCAGGGTCAAGGTGTTGCGTATAGAACTCATCGTAGGTATAGACCTCACCATCTGGACCCATGCAGTGTTTGTAGTAGCTTGCCGGGTCTTCATAGCCCCAGTTGCCTGAAATCCACCGGCGATACCAGTCTGGGAACCGAACGCTGCCATCCTTGAATACATGGATATTCTCATCCCACACGCCTCTGAAGTATCCGCCAGCCGCTCCCCACAGGCCGAACTTGAGCGCATCGCGCACATCTGCCGGGTACGCTTCCAGGTTCTTGAGGAACGTGGGGTCATTGGCAAAGATAGGGTTATCGAGGTATGTCGCCGGAAAGTAATCGTAGTCATCCGGGTCAAATGCTGCCTTCTGACTATCGTCCATCCCCATGCAAGGAATGCCCTTAACGAACAAATCCTCTACCCACATCGCGCCAATACCGATGGGATTTCCTGCCCCATACTTGCGGGGCTTATCGCTCACCGGGCAGCGATTCCAGGCCGCAACGCTGCTCCACTGTTTGAAGGTGAACTCGCAAAGCTCATCGTAGCCCATGTGGAACCACTGGCCCTGCCATCCCCAC